AGGGGGCATAGAGTATAATGGATTTAATGTCTATAAATTACAAGTATAACGAACATGAATTGATAAAACAATTCAGTAAGTATGTTGATAAGACATATGAACAACACTATTCAAAAGATAAGTTTCAGGCAACTGAGTTTATCATGGATGGTGGTCACGGAGAGGGATTCTGTATTGGAAACATTCTTAAGTATGCCCAAAGGTATGGTAAGAAGGATGGTTACAATAGAGCAGACTTATTTAAAGTCATTCATTATGGATTCCTTGCATTATATAATCACGACACACACATAATGGAGGCTGAAAGTGATGAAAATAAGTAATGATACGAGAAATATCTTAAAAAATTTCTCAACAATTAACTCGGGAATCCGAGTGAAAACTGGAAACAAGGTGGAAACCATTTCCAATATGAAAAATATTCTTGCAGTGGCAACGATAGATGAATCGTTCCCTCAAGATTTTAGTATATACAACTTGCCTGAGTTCTTAGGTGCAACATCTTTGTTGTCTGACCCTGAGTTTACATTCGGTGATGCAAGTTTAACCGTTGCAGATGATAACTCAAGTCTTGCATATTTCTATGCAAGTGAAGGTATGGTTACTGCACCTGATAAAATGATTACAATGCCTGATGCAGAAATCAACATTGAAATCAGTTCTACACTTCTTTCTGAATTACAGAAAGCTGCAAGTGTTCTAGGTGTTAATGATCTTATTCTATCATCAGATGGTAATACTATCAAACTAGAAGTGACTGATAAGAAGAATCCAACTTCAAACACATTCTCAAGAATCGTGGGTGAAGGGAATGGTTCTACATTCACTATGAACTTCAAGATTGAGAATCTTAAAGTTCTCGATGGTAACTATAGAGTTGCTGTGTCTTCTAAAGGTATCTCTCACTTTGTGAATACAGATGTCGATTTAGAATATTTTATTGCATTGGAGCCTGACAGTAATTACAATGCTTAACCTATATATTAGTGTAAGTATTGTGCCAGTCTCTGCAATGCATACGGGAGTTATCCAATCTCATCAATCTTCAAGGGTGGATAGCACTGTTAATTCGGAGGGGTTTTAACATCCATGAATCAAGAATATCTATTCGTAGAAAAGTATCGACCTCAAACAATTGAGGATACGATACTTCCTGCGTCCCTAAAACAAACATTTCAAGACTTCGTCAAACAAGGTGAGATTCCTAACCTTATGTTATGTGGTTCTGCTGGTGTTGGTAAAACAACGGTGGCTAAAGCACTCTGTAATGAGTTAGGTGCAGACTTTATCGTAATCAATGGTTCCGATGAAGGGAGACTTATAGACACTCTTAGAACGAAGATTAAAAACTTTGCATCCACGGTATCATTATCGGATGCACCCAAGGTTGTGATACTGGACGAGGCAGATTATATTTCTGCAGATTCAGTTCAACCAGCTTTGAGAAACTTCATCGAGGAGTTCTCAAGTAACTGTAGATTCATATTCACTTGTAATTACAAGAATAGAATCATACCACCATTACATTCAAGAACAACGGTGATCGATTTCGTCCTGACCCCTGATGAGAAACAAAGACTTGCTTCAGTGTTTCTTGCAAGACTCATGGAGATATGTACTACAGAAGGTATCAAATTCGATCAAAAGGTTTTAGTTGAACTTGTAATCAAGTTCTTCCCTGATTTCAGAAGATGTATTAATGAGGTTCAAAGGTATGGAGTCTCAGGAGAAATTGATAGTGGATTACTATCGACTCTTAATGAAGAGAAACTCACACCTCTTATTGATATGTTGGCTGATAAGAATTGGGGAGGCATGAGAAAGTGGGTTGGTAAGAATTCAGATAATGATTTCAATACCCTCTATCGAAAACTTTTCAATTCATTGGAACAACGATTGGAACCTCAATCCATTCCAGCTGCAGTTTTGTTTATCGCTGATTACCAGTATAAGTCTGCTTTTGCTATGGATTCTGAAATTAATTTCGTTGCATGTTTAACTGAAATAATGTCGGAGTGTAAATTCAAATGACGCAATATGATGAGAGAGTAGATATGCAGAAGAAGATTCTTCTTGCAGAAGAGTACAAAGATCGACCTAAGTGGGTACATGCACATAGTTTAACATCTATGTGGTATGAGACTGAGAAGACCGCTAAAGATGCTGTAAAGGGTGTCTTGGATGTTCAGTACATGGATGGTAGAATCGAAAGAACAATGTCAAAGACTGGAAGAAAATATACTATTCAAAAAGGTATGACTGGTGAAGAGTTAGTTCAAGAGGTCACTAGAAATCTTGCAGACTCAGGTAAATCACTTGACTAAAAGAAATCCATTCGATTTTGTAAAGTCGGTCTCTTACGACAAAAAAGATATCATGGTTGATGATATCGAAGAGAAAGCATATCAACCATTTTTAATTAACAAATCATTATCCTATCATCAGGATTCTGTTTTCCTTACTAACGAAATGAATGTTAGGCATGGTGTAGACAATCGTCTTCAATACATGTTTTTCCTAAATACTCTTAGAAAAAGACAAAGATTTTCACAGTGGTCTAAGCCATATATTAGTAAGAAACTCGATACGGTAAAAGCATATTATCAGATATCTACAAAAGAAGCTAAAGACTATGTGGAACTACTGTCTGATAAACAGTTACGAGAATTGAAAAACAGAATGAAAACTGGTGGTAAGGATAATGAATGACCAAGAAGATATAATAAAAGACCTTGTCGAGGTCACATTCCCCGAAAAAGACGACTTCCTAAAGATTAGGGAAACACTTTCACGCATAGGTGTTGCAAGTAGAAGAGAACAAGAACTGTTTCAGTCTTGCCACATACTCCACAAAAGAGGTAAGTATTACATTACTCACTTCAAAGAACTCTTTAAACTAGATGGTAAACCCTCTAACATCGATGAATCAGATATCGGTAGAAGAAACACAATCGTAGGTTTACTGGAACAATGGAACCTAGTTACTGTTCTTAACAAACAACAAATAGCCGAACCAAAGGCACCACTCTCACAGATCAAAATCATCCCATTCAAGGAAAAAAGTGAGTGGAAATTAACCACTAAATACAGTATAGGCAGTAATAACTCCTAAATATACCTACGAAAGATATTAATTTCTTTCGAAGGAGTAAATATGTTAGAATTCCTACAATGGATTATAGCATGGATACAGGTGATTCCTTGGTTAGTTATGGGTGCATCGTTAGTTGCAGCTCTAACTCCAACACCAGTTGATGATGGATTAGTCAAGAAAGCTTACAAAGTGCTTGATTGGTTTGCATTCAATGTTGGTAAAGCTAAGGATAAATAAGATAACAAACTATTAATAGTGAGGAATATATCATGGAAATATCATACATAATCGTATTGATTGTCGTGGTTACAGTTGGATATCTTGCATGGAGAGATACATCAGAGGCACCTGCCCCTGCGAAGAAGGTTGCAAAATCTTCTCCGTCAGTTATAAAGGCAGATGCAAATAACAATGGTGTAGTTTCCAAGGCAGAATTGAACAAACTGACTAAGGTTCAACTATTTGACTTTGCAGAGAAAAATTCTCTAAAAGTTAAAAAGTCAGGAACTAAAGCTGCGGTCGTGAATGAAATTTGGTCTCAACAGAGATAAATTCTTATTTACAAAACAACGAGAAGGGGGACATTCAGTCCCCTTTTTTTTGGCCAAATCATTGCCATAATAAACCTAAAATCATAAATAATCGTATGGATATATTACAATTTATGAGTGAAGTCGGAGTACCTATTGGGAGTGCTGTCATTATGGCGTTCTTTATTTTCCTAACTTTACGATATATCCTAGAATCAGTAGTAGGACAAGTAACTGGTTTGACTAATATTATTAGTAGTTTAGAAAGTAGAGTGAGGATGATGAACAATGATATGATAAAGATTGATTTGTTAGTGTCAGCAGCTCTAGAACTCAAACCCGACATTGATCGTATCGCAAGAGCAGAAAACTTTGTAGAAGATGACAAGATTGATGTTCGAAGAGACTAATGGAAAAGATAGCACAACTGATTTCAGAGTTTGGTTTTCCAGTGGTACTTGCCTTGGGAATGGGTTACTTTATCTTTTTCGTATGGAAGTTTGTCACTCAGACACTTAAACCAAGTTTAGGTAAGGGCAGTACCGAACTCATTCGACTTCTAGATCAAATTAGGATGTTAGATAACGATCTTATTCGTCTTAAAAGTAAGGTGGATACAGTTTTAGAATACCGAGAGAAACAGGAAATTCTAACGGATGCCGAAGAAAAAGAGGCATTACAGAGGTTAAAAAAAGATGAAAATTAATGGTACACATTTAGGTATTGCAGTAATGGTTCTGTTCTTTACAGGACAATTATTTGCAGACGAAATAGTACACAAATTTAAAAATCCAAGCTTTAGTGGTATTGGTCAAGGAGCCCATTATTTAACTATTGAGAATCAGGAAAGCTCTAGAAAGAAAGCAATAGAAGATGCCTTGGATGCAGCGAGGAAAGCTGCAGAAAGAGAAGCAGATAATACAACGCTTGCAAAATTTATTAGAAATTTAGAGAGTAGAATCTATGCTCAATTTGCAAAACAGCTAGTTGAATCTATGTTCTCAAATGACAATCCAGCAGGATTCGGTTCATTCGTATTAGAGGGTAATACAATTACATGGGAAATTATTACGGATGCAGGCGGTACAGAATTTATAAGATTAACAATCGTTGCCGAAGACGGGAGCTCTACAGTAGTTGAGATTCCAGTCGGTACAGGAAACTTTGGACAAGACCCTGATATTGGTAGCGGTGATGGAGGGGGTTGATGTTGAGACTTTTAACAATATCACTCCTCGTAATGTTGAGTGGATGTGCCTCTGTTCCTAAGTGGTCAGAAGGCCCAGCAGATTGTGCATATGAGACTGGAAGGTTCGATGAAGGTTACGGAAGGGATGTAGTAACTGGTGTCGCAAAGTCAATCACTAGGAATTACATTTGTGTTGAAAGTCCCGAAGTTGTAAGACTTCCTTCTTACATACAATTATTAGAATTACCACCAGCAAAAGAACAACCAATAGTTGCAGTCTATACCTTTATGGATAAGACTGGACAAAGAAAAGCCAGAGAAGGCATTGCAGATTTCTCTACTGCAGTAACACAGGGTGCAACCGAAATGGTAATTGATGCACTGAAAACAGCTGGTGATGGTACATGGTTTAGAGTCGTTGAAAGAAACGGTATCGACCATTTAGTTAGAGAAAGACAGATCATTCGTTCTGCAAGAACAGACTTTGCAAATAAGACTGGACAATCAGACGAGGGAATACAGCCACTGCTCTTTGCGGGCATTATAATAGAAGGTGGCGTAATTGGGTATGATACTAACCTTCAAACTGGTGGACGAGGCGCACGGACACTCGGTATTGGGTTTAGTAAACAGTATCGTCAAGATGCTGTTACAATAAGCATGAGAGCAGTTAGTGTACTAACTGGTGAAGTATTAATGAATGTCCAAACACGAAAAACCATTTTATCATATGGTAATTCAGGGGATGTCTTCCGATTCATCGAAGAAGGAACCCAGTTGTTAGAGTTTGAGGACGGAGTTGGAAATAATGAATCAGTGACTTACGCAACACGAACAGCGATTGAAGCTGCAGTGTTGGAATTAGTATACCAAGGCCACAATAGAGGGTTTTGGCAAATAGAGGGGTATAACGAAAATGAAGAAACTAATTAGTTTAGTCTTTGGACTACTATTGTCGACAAACATTCTTTTCGCACAAGCCACTGATGATAACGAAATTAAGATTGAACAGGCTGGTGACACGCTTAAACTATACATCGATCAAATCGGTTTTGGTAACAAAATTGGTGGAAACGATGCAAGTAGTGGGTCATTGTCAAATATGGAAATCACTGGTGGTGGTTTAGAATTTGATCTTGATTTTTCAGGGAACCAAAACATTTTGTTCGGGCCACTAAAATCTGACGATACGACTTACAAGTTAGATTTTACAGGTGACTCAAATAAGATCGATTGGAACATCGGTTACATTGGTAGTACGGATGACTCAGATATTAACTTTGATGTTACTGGAGACAGTAACCAATTTGATTTAGATCAAGGTTATGCTTTATCCGCAGAAAGATTGAATGCCGACTTAATATTAATCGGAGACTCGAATATTTTTGATGTTGATTGGGAATCAGATGACTTAACATGGAACTTTGATATCACAGGTGATTCTAACAATATTAACACATTACAAAAAGATGGAGAACAATATTTAAAATTGACTCTTGAAGGTGATAGTGCTGATATTGATATTAATCAGTTGTCAGGAACATGTGTAGGAGGTTCGCCTTGTGCAACACCTAATGCACATATTACATTAGATATCGATAGTGAAAATGCAGTTATTCAGATCACTCAGAAAGACGCAGCTAACGATACTTAGTACATTGTTCATCAGTGGGGTTTTGCATGCTCAAGACCCCATTGGAGACATTGTCGAGTCTACTGGTATCGGACAGATACTACGCAACAACTCAGTTGTTGAGAATAATGTAGGCTCTAATATACAATTATATGATGTTGCAGAGACCGTTAATGGTCGAATGAAAATAGAGTTCTTAGATGATGAAGAACTAGACCTTATAGAACATACAGAAGTATACATCGATGAAGTATACTATGACCCTAATCCATCATTATCAAAGATGTCACTTAGAATGGTTCAGGGAACCGCCCGTTTTGCTTCGGGCAAAGGTAATAAGATCAAGAAAGCAAACATAGACATCAGCACACCGACAGCACAAATTGCAATCAACGGTACAGATTTCACAACTACAATCGATGAATTGGGAAGGACACT